TGGTCATACAGCGAAAGAAAATCGCCTGTCACAAAGTAAATTCGAGTGCCGGGCATGTGGATATACAGCGAACGCCGATATAAACGGCGCTCGTAACATTTTAGCGGCGGGACACGCCGTTCTTGCCTGTGGAGGGATGGTGCAGTCAGGCCGCCCGTTGAAGCAGGAACCCACCGAAATGATTCAGGCAACAGCCTGAGCGTAGCAGGAATCCATGTTCTTGAGGGCGTGGAGGATGTCAACTGTTCTCACATAAATCACACACTTTTTACACTTCCAGCTTTCTCTATAGGGGGGAGTGTATTTTGAACAAGTCAGTTACTTCTGCGCTTTCCGAGGCCGCAGATATTAACAGCGTCATTGCTCTGGTTTCTTCATTAGAGAGGAAAGAAACACGCCTTGGGCGAAGTAGCTACGTAGTCACCAGCAAAGGTGCAGAGGTAAAGACGGCTTTTAAGGTCGTTGATGCCAGCAGTCTGATCATTTCGAACAACCTTGACGGTACGATTAACCTGGCCTTCCCGGAAAAACTCCAACCACGAGATCGTACCCGGCTATCCAGCAAACTCCAGGTTAACCGTATTGCCTCCAATTTACGCCCGGCACAATTAACGGATTCCGGTATGAGCAGCCACGGAGCGCCGATAGTTGGTCCGGACAACGTTGTAGAATCCGGCAACGGAAGGAGTATGGGTATCTGGCGTGCCTATGAGCAAGGACAGGCGGATGAGTATCGCCAGTACCTGATCGACCATGCGAAAGAGTTTGGTCTGAATCCTGACGAAATTTCGCAAATGTCTATGCCCGTACTGGTGCGAGAAAGACTCACAGATGTAGACCGCGCTCAATTTGCCCGCGATTCAAACATTAGCGATCTGCAAGAGATGGCAGCAAGTGAAAAAGCGTATGCGGATGCGCAATTTCTCACTGAGAGCGTCATGGCGCTATTTAATCCTTCAGATGATGGAAATCTGCTGGCGCGGTCCAATGATGCGTTTATTCGTGCGTTTTTGCGCGAAATTGGCGATACAGCGACGGCAGGCTTGCTTACTGCCGATGGGCGTCCCACGAAACAGCTTATCGATCGCATCCAGAATGCAATTTTTGCCAAAGCGTACAAGGATGAAAGGCTTGTTCGGCTGGTGTCGGAAGAGCCAGATCCGGAAATGCGTAATATCCTGACCGCATTAAATACGGCAGCCAGCGATTTTGCGCAAATGCAGTCGCTGTCTGGCGACGCTCACCATGACGCAGTAACAGGCTTAGTGGACGGTATAGAGCAGGTTAATGGCCTGGATACACAGGCGATAGCAGCACTCCAGGAAGCAATTAATCTTGTACGTGAAGCCAAAGACAACGGTCAGGCCGTTGAAGAAGTGATCGCCCAAAGGGGGTTATTCGGCGACAGTACACCGGAAGCTGAGGCATTGGCGTTATTCATCGTAGCAAATAATCGCAGTGCGAAGCGTATGGGGGCAGCATTCAAAAAAATGGCGCAAAAAATCAACGACGAGCTGACTCATAAACAACAGGCATTGGGCGATATGTTCGGCGGTGGCGATGTTGATCTGCGTCGTATTTTGTCTGCTGTATCTGATGAAATTGAGGGTGAATTTGGCGAAGGGAAAGGTCTGAACTTTGCTATGTTTGAAAATTCTACAGATCTAAATAATTGCCGTACGGAAAACTAAACCAACCGCTGAAATCACATACTGATTATGCTGCCGCAAAACTGGAAACAATTTGCGGTGATTCATGGCAACGAAAGACAAAAACAAAGGCTTTCTGTCAGCATTGAAGAAAGCCTTCAACGGTGGTGATGTTACGCCCGCCGATCCGGTCGTTTTTACGAGCGGACATAGTGTCGTTGCTCGTTCCGGCCTGTCTGCTTTACGTCCAGGCATCCTGGGGAGCAATAGCGATGGCATGACGAGTGAAGCAGATTCAATTTCTTTATCCGCTGAACTGCCCGGCGAGCGCCTGCAAAAGTACAACATCCTGGAAACGATGGCTAAAAGCCCGACTATCTCGACGGCTTTAAATATTCACATTGCACATGCGCTTGCGCCTTCAAAAAAAACCGGACAAGCATTCATCCTTTCGCCAAAGGATGGTTCCGATGCCGAGGCAATAAGTAGATGTGAAGAGTTAACCGCTGATTTGGGGGCGATGATTAATGACGGACTTCCTTCATGGGCCATGATTATGGCGATCTTTGGGGTGTCTTATGTCCGACCTTATGCTGAACAGGGCAGGGGGATAACAGGCATTGAGTCCAGTTATTACACTCTGCCACACTTCGTCCAGGAGTTTTATCGTGGTAGCCAGCTGGTAGGTTTCAGTGGTGATTACATTCTGGATACGCATAGTTTGCGCAGAGTAATAACCGAACCGTGGAATCTGGTTTCCATGAAAAATCCCTATTGGACGCCACAGCATAAAGTTATTCCGGTTAGCTACGGCACAAAAGGGTACTCACTGTTAAGTGATCAGGCTGATAAGCCGTTAATGGAGACGCAGAATTACGGAACTTCATTCCTGGAATACAGCTATGAACCTTACCTTAATTTATGTGCTTCGCTCGCCGCGCTGAAATCAACGCGAAATAATGCAGCCAAAATTGACCGCCTGATTGCTCTTACGACGAACACACTGGACCCGGTTAATGCGGCGAACTATACGCGTGGCGTCAGCCAGGCATTGAAGCGTCATAGTGACCTGGTGGCGCAAAGGTCGATTAATGCCAACGCTATTCCGACTGTGCTTAACCATCTGATACCTGTTATGGGGGACGGGAAGAACGGCATCACCATTGATACGCAATCCATACCAGCAGATATCAGTGGTATCGAAGACGTTATGTTTCACCTCCGGCAGCTTGCTGCAAGCCTCGGCATTGACGCAACAATGCTTGGCTGGGCTGATCAGATGAGCGGAGGGCTTGGAGAAGGCGGCTGGCAGCAAACTGCTATCCAGGCTGCATTGCGTGCGAACTGGATCAGACAGGCCGCCCAGCGAACTATTTATCGGCTTCTGGACATTCACCTCGCTTATAAATACGGCAAGGTTTACACCGAAACAAACCGCCCTTATGACGTGCAATTCAACTCAATGAACACTGCTATTCAGGAAGAGGAAAACCAGGAACTGGATGCACGCGCCAACTTTGTTGCTGTCATCTCGCAAATAATGGACCAGATCCAGAACAACCCGAAACTGGCTGGTAGTGACGCGTTTATGCGTTATCTGTTCACTGAGCAGTTGCACATCGACGATGACACTCTCAACACCATGATCAAAGAGTTTAAGGCGAATGAATCAGAGCAAAACAACGAGCATGGTATGTACGAATCCGCGCCGTTGTCGTCCGGTGACGATCCGGAAAACTGGACGCCAGAACAGTTAATAAACTTTGCAAAATTTGTGATGAGCAATTAACCGGAGGGAAATAATGCAATCACTGAATACTGTTACGGATCGCTTCTCCCTGGTAGAGAAAATCCGCAAACACACACCGCAGAACAACCGAAATTACGTCATTCAGTCGGTACGAGACACATTCAACTCGCCAGAAACAAAAGAGCGTATCGCGCTGGGTGAGATGTATGGTTATTACGGTCATGGTCGCCGGGCGATGCACTATAACAAAACGAAAAGCCTGAACTTGCCGGAAGTCTCTGTTGTGATGGTAGATGGGAAGCCTGTTGTATTGGAGAACGTGCCGTCAAACAGGACTATCGACATTTCGATTGACGACAACGGCATTGTTACTCATACGCAGGAAATACTGGATACAGACACCGGGCGTATTGTTCAGGGCATGATTAATTCTGGTGCTGGTGGTTGGTCGTGGGCTACATCTGGTCCAGATTCATCGGTATCCCTGGTAAAGTCTTTCCACGGCTTTGATTACGTAACTGTGCCTAACTATATCAGCCTCGACAAGAAAAGCCTGATGCTTGAATCAGCAGAAGAGCGCGATGCGGCTATTCATGCAGCACTTATCGAACAAGGTTTTACCGATAACGCTGCTACGGATCTGGTTCACCACTTTTCAGCAATGAAAAATCAGCAAGCCATGCTCGAATCTGCACATCGTGAAGCCCTGGAATCAGAATTGATGCTCCTTGAAGTGGAAAACATACAGCTTCGAGATAAGCTGCGCGCTCAAACAGCGATGATGGAAAGCCAGGGGGAAAATGCAAAGCAATACCGCCGGATTTTGCGTGAAGCTATCCAGGAAATGCCTGTTTTTATCAGCGCAGAACAGCGCCGGGCGCTCTGCCGTATGCAGTCTGAAGATGATGCCCGCATAGTGGCTGCGATGCTTGAATCTCTTGGGGCAAATGCTACTTATGGCTTACCGGTATCAGGCAAGAAAGAACCAGAGTTATCACCGAAGGAGAACAAAAACACTACCCCGTTACTCTTCGTTTCCAGAAGGGGGTAATCGCCTTGTTAAGTTAAATTTCTAACATAGTGTATTTATATACACTGTTGATCCTGGTGGATGGGATCGAGTAGGATCGCGGTCACTGCTCCGGTAGCGACTGCCAAAAAAGCAAAAGCCGCTGAGAAGCGGCTTTTTGGGTGTATAAATCCACTGCCATAGATTTATACGGTAGATAGATTTTTTCACGGAACTATCTGGTGAGTATTTTAAATTCAGTTTCAGTAACTTTCAACACTTCTGAGTATAAAAACAACACTGAATACCACAAAAAAATCAAAGGTCATCAGTTGAGTTTTTTTGCTCGTCATAGCGGTCTTCTTTCCCCTTCACATAGCGCCATTATTGCCGAGTTCGCCAACCTGGCAGGGTCTACCGATGAATACATGATCCGTCGCTCATATGCTGATATGTCCGAGATTACAGGACGCAGTATTTCTACTGTGCGCAGGGCATTTGCTGAAGCGACGAAGTGCGGAATGCTTGTTAAGCAACATCAGGTAGCGAATAACAATGCCCAGGTGTGTAACGTATATCGGTTTACGACACAATTTCTCCACTTCATTCATGTAGCAATGGAGATAGGGGGTAAGCAGGGCATCAAATTTGCCAACGCCACAAAACTGGTTAAGCAGTTGATTTCAAAGGTTCGTTATTTTTTTGAAACTGGGAACCCCCTGTTCAAATTGAACAAGTCCCCCCATGTTCAAAATGAACAGCCAATAGAAAATAAGAGTCACTCTATAGCCAAAAGAAGAGAAAGATCATGCGCGGTTCAGCCAAAGGCTTCACCAGCAGATAGTTCTCAAGCGGATAATGGGGGACTGGATAAAAAACCAGTAATCAGGGAAGAACATACCAACCACTGCCTGGCGGCGGCAAAAGCGAGAGCTGCAAAGCGTCGTTCAGACGAGGGGCACGCAAAACGGCAGGCTCTGTATCGTACCGCTGAAAAGCTGGCAAAAAAATTTGCATGGATACGTAGTGCAGCTACCGCAGTGAATAAGCCTAAACAATCCAGTGTCCTGGATTTCTCAATGGATTATTCTGGCTCCCAGGGGTGTGCAACCATTGGTGAAGCCTTTGACCTGATGAAACAGCGTGGCTATCGGTCTGAATTTGACCGTGAGGATTGGTCAATCCCGGCTGGCTTTAGGGGATGACCTGTGCGTCTACAAAACATCCCAATGATCGGAAAATGCTCGCTCAATAATTTGTGTTAGAAAATTAATTTGCTGTTTCTAAATCGGAATGTATGATCTGCATCATCGACTGAAGTCATCCATTGCTGAAATTTTTAGTTGATCTTCCATGTTTTCAGGCTTATATTCATGTCGTCGTAGCAAATTCTGCGACCGGGTTTAGCAGCCTGAATACGAATGCGGACAACCGCAGATATCCGATATTGCGGTATTTTTGTGTCCGTAAAACCACGTTACGCCCGAATTATGGTGGGGCGTGATGGGGAGGCTTCGGCCTGCTGGTTTCATTCGTGCCAGTCTGCTAACCCCGTCACGTCCTGCCACCCGTTTAGCAGCGGGGCGCAGGTTGTTAAACCTACGAATGAGGCCGTAACTATGGTTAATGCCAATCCTTGCTCGCGCCCGGAATTTATCTGGCGTTTCCACTCCCTGCAAAAACACTGCGATCACTTCGCAATTGCCGCAACTGAAAAAGAAGCCCGTTCTCTGATCCCTGATCAACATGGCGTCCTGACTGGCCGTTTCTCTACTTCATCACAACCAAACACTAATCCTTGGTATCGCAATATTACCAATCCCGGAATTGCGGAGGCACACTGATGGATATCTGCATTCTTGAAAAGCCATCAATGACCAGCATTGAGATCGCGGAACTGGTGGGAAGTCGCCCGGATAACGTAAAAATATCAATAGAGCGCCTGGCTAAATCTGGAGTTATTCAACTTCCTGCATTGCAGGTTTTCGAAAAAATCAATAACTTAGGACTACGCCGTAGTGTCGAGGCTTACGTCTTCGAAGGCGAGCAAGGCAAACGAGACAGCATTATTGTCGTCGCGCAGCTCTCTCCGGAATTCACCGCCCGGCTGGTGGACCGCTGGCGCGAACTGGAAGAACAAGTACGCCAGCCGTTGACCGAAATAGAGATGATCGCCGCAATGGCTGCAAATGCAGTTCAGCAGCAAAAGCGGCTTCATGCTGTTGAGTCAAAGGTTAGCCAGGTCGCTGAAACACTCGAGCAAATCAAGAAAGGCAATATTCCGGAAGGCTACATTGGCTACCGCCAGCTGGCGGCGAAATGTGGCCTGACTGAAGCCAAATGCCGAAACCTGGTCAACGCTTACCGGATTCCCACCGATACGCATGAGTTTTTAACTCCAGAGGGGGTATTGTCGCGTCGTTCCATCGTGGCCTTATCTCCCTTCATGAATGCTTTTAACCGGATGATGTCGGAGGCTGAACACCGAGGAAAACGCTGGTATCACCCCAAAATGGGGCAATTCCAGGTGATCGGTTGGGGAGGTGAGTGATGGACATCATGCAGGCGGTAAAAAAAATCAGGGAAGGACAGGCTGAAGTGTGCCGCCGTAAAGCATGGAGTGTTGGTGTATGGGCCTGGCCTGATAATTACTCTACTACCGGATGGTTTTGTATTAATGGACTCCAGATCCGGGAAGTTGATTTATCGACGGCTGATATAGTCGGTAATGATTGGATCGTGACTTGAAGCGTGATGCCCCGGCCAGGCCGGGGCTTTTTTCATGCCTCATTAGTTGAGGTTGCTGCGTCTCCGACTGGTAACAGAGCGGTATTGCGTGGTTCGCCAGCAGGCCAGCGATAGCCAGACACTCTTGATGTTGGGAATGCGCGAATATTTACCGCATCCCCCTGGTTCCCACCCAAGACAAGCAGATCGCCATTGGCGCGGCGTCCGACAACGAAGCCTACGTGCCCACCGCCTACGCGGGTAAATACAACGATACATCCGTATGCCGGTGTATCTAATTTCTCGCCCCAATCCAGATAGGATTTTGCCGACTCAAATCTTGTTGAGCGGATGCCTACACGTTCCAGCATTGCACCGACAAATGCTGCGCACCACGGCGTTTCATCGTCTTTAATTCCGCCGCGCTTGATGTCGCGCCAGAACTGAACGATTTCAGGGTTGTGTTTAGCGCCTTTTATTTCAGTCAGGCCAATGTGCTTACGGGCTTCAATTAGCCAGCGAGGTTCAATGTTTGCCATATTTTTCCCCCGGTCATGGGTTAATAAGTAGGCAAACTATGGGGAGTATGTGATTTTGACGGTAGTATCGTCCCCCTGAAAATAACATTCTCCATACCCTCTCAACCGTACCGCATAGCGGAATTTTTTACGGTTTAGAGGGGGAAATCCTTTGGACAAACTACTTCATTCAATCAGTGAAGCCTCCAGCTTAGGCGAACTGATTGAAATTGTTAGTCGGTTGCATAAATTACGTGCTGTTGCGACCTTTGGCGTCAGGAAAGCCGATGGCGTCAGTATTCAGAAAACACGCCGGGCAGCAAATAATGCCGCAGTAAATCTTCTTAATTCCCTTCCGCCCGGCTTCGATGGGGCGAAATTAACTGACGAACAACGTCAGATTCTTGCCGGGTATACCGGTGAAGGCGGCCTGACAGATGGTGAGGGCAGCCAATACGAATACTACACGCCACAGTTTATGGCTGAAGGTATATGGGATCTGTTTGCTGACTACGGTATTGATGGCGGGCACGTACTGGAACCATCAGCGGGCACAGGTATTTTCCAGGAGACAAAACGGCAGGGCATGATAATGACCAGCGCCGAACTGTCTCCGATTTCTGGTCGAATAAACCAGCTTTTGCACCCGGAAGACGATGTGAATATCGGGGCGTTTGAGGCGCTGGCGGCGAAAGATGCAATGTATGACCACGCTGTTGGTAACGTACCGTTTGGTGAAGGGCGTTCCGGCGTTGCCGGGCTTGATCCGGCATATGCAAACGAGAAGAACGTTGGCAATTACTTTGTGCTGCGCACGATCGACAAGGTTAAGCCTGGTGGGCTTATCGTATTGGTGGTGCCAAATGGCATGACCGATGGTACGAAATATAAAAAATTGCGCGATAAAGTCAGCCGTAAAGCGGAATTTTTGGGCGCACATCGTATGCCTTCCGGTACGTTCAGCGAATCCGGTACAGATACCGTGGTGGACGTATGGGTATTGCGTAAACACCCGGAAACCTTCCTGGAGATGATCCCCGACACGGATGATTCAACACTCAAATCGGCAAACGTCCTTTGGGATACCTTCCTCAAAGGAAAATGGTTTACAACCGAAGGGAAGCGATTTGTTTACGGCGACATGGAACGTACCAGCTTCCGCAATACCCTGGTGGTGAAAAAAGACGGTCGTGTATCCAATGAGTCGATGAAAACCGCGCTATCTCGTCGCTTTGATAGTCGCATCAATTGGGATTTGCTCGGCGTAACTACTCAGGCATGGCAGGGCGCGAAAGTGGGCGATAAACGCCTTGTAGGCGGTATCTGGCATGAGTTTGATGGTCTGAAATGGGTTAAGGACACGACAACCAAATCCTCCGCGCTTGATGTAAGTCGATATGGTGTTTCGACGTTTGGCGATCTGCAGATCGCGTTCCAGTCAACAAACGGGATTCTGGCTTTGTCATGGGACCAGATATCGGCGATCGCGTCCGACTATCCATCGGTTGTCAGTGATGAAGTGGCAGCAATGATTCGCTTTGCTGGCAAGCAGCGAGAAAAAGATAGAGAGCGCGTTATGCGCGGTGCGCTGATAGGGCAGTTGATCAACAAGGCACTTGATTTGCGTAACCTGGGGGTGAACGTTGATGACAAACTGGCAGATGCATCCCGCCTGGCGGCAGCAGAAGTTGCGAAGTATGGACCACCACACGCCATTAAGCTGAATGGGCTTGCTGAAGCTGGCGCTAAAAACTGGATGACGTTCACTGGCAATGTGAAACAGGATGGTTCCACTTCTGACCTTCTGGCAGGGCGACTTGATGTAACGGATGGTGCTGCCGGTATTGACTTTACACGTCCTGAACAAGTGATAGCACATCTTTTCAGTGATGTAGCCCTTAATCCTATAACGCTGGGAGATTTTCGTGAGGCGTTTGCTGGTGAACTGCCAGAGGACGACGACGCGGCCCTTGAATACCTGGCGAAATTTGATGATATCGCTATTGATGGGTATGGCTGCCTGCTGCCGATGGACCGCGCCACCAGCGGCGATATTGCAACCAAAACAGCATTGCTGGTGGGCTGGCGTGATGCGTCAACAGGTGAGCAGAAAGCGAACTTTGAGCGTCAGTTGGCGAAAATCGAAGAGAAACGTATTTTCACGCCACTAAATAAAGTCACCGTTAATCTGAATGCCCGCTGGCTGGATCGCCGCTTGATAAAAGAGTTCCTGGCAGAGCAGGGCTATGACGAGTTTAAGTACACTGAACCTGATCTGAAGGTCGTCGATGGCATTCTGGTATCTCCGGACGATTACGAAGGTAAGGACGGGGTATTTACCGGCTATCAGCTACGAACCGTAAACGGCAAAAACGGGAATGAGTTCAAGAAGGCCAACAATAAAGACGGCTTCCTGAACCAGTTAGAAAACTACCTGAACGGTGTTAAACCGCGTGGGCAGAACGCTAACGAGTACCTGGATAAAATTGCTCAACTGGAAGTTAGTTTTAACGACTGGTTACGCACTCACCCGCAGGCTGATCAGATAGCCCGCGAGTATAACGACGCATTCAATGGTTTCATTCCGTTCACGCATTCTGACGCACCGCTTGGCCTGGAAGGGCTTAGTGGAAAGCGCATTCCTCTTACTTATCAGAATGAAGAAGTTCGGCGCTTGTCAGAAGATGGGCGCGGCATCATGGGATTTGGTACCGGGCTGGGTAAAACCACGACCGCGCTTGCGCTTGAGGCGTATAACTTCGAAACAGGTCGCACTAAACGCACGTGTATTGTTGTTCCGAAGGCGGTTTATCAGAACTGGTATCACGAGGCACAGAGTTTCTACAGTGCTGATGCCTTCGCCAATATGATGTTTATCGGTTTGGATGAAGTTCGTGATGACAGCGGAAATATTCTGACCGCGCCGGTGCTTGATGAAAATGGCGAACCACGCCTCGACAGTAACGGGCAGCCTCTTACCAGAAATGTTGTGAAAGAGTCCGCCAGCGCCGTTATCGTTCAGCGTATGAACATGATCCCGTCGTCAAATTGGCGAACGGTCATCATGACAAAAGAACAATTCGCGTCTATCCCGCTACGAGAAAAAACCATCGAGGAGAACTCACAGCAAGCTGTCTTTAATGCTGTGGAAATGGGGCGTCTTGACCTGGCGTCCGGTAAACACCGTGATGCGCAGAAGAAGAACAAGATTAAGGATCAGGCCGCGAATACCGGTACAACGAAGAAGCAGAATATCCCGTACTTTGAGGATATGAACTTCGATAGCGTGATTGCCGACGAGGGGCATAATTACCGCAACTCCTTTAATGCCGGGCGTGAAGCGGGACAACTGGCATATTTGCCTAACCCGGCAGTATCCAAGATGGCCCGCGACATGGCTGTAAAAGCTGCGTACATGATGAAACGCAACAACGGGCGTGGTGTAGTCATGCTGACGGCAACTCCGCTGGTGAACAGTCCGATTGATGCCTTCAACATGCTGTCTACTGTCATTCCGCAGGAAGAGTGGATGCGCATGGGTATTGTTACGCCGGATGATTTCGTTCGCGTGTTCGGCAAAACAGCCACAGTTCAGGTTCAGAAAATTTCCGGTGAGGTGGAAGAGAAGCAGGGGCTGGTGGGCTTCCAGAACCTTGATGGTCTGCGTGGTATTTTCCACCGTTGGACCACTCTGAAGACTGCCGCAGATGTCGGAGCGACGGTTAAAATTCCCGATATCATCGAGAACACCTTGCAGATCCCGATGACAGGGGAGCAGGAGGCTGCTTATGAAGAGCTTCGTAAGCGTGCTCAGGAGTTAAGTCGCAATGATGAGCTGACAGTCGATGAAAACGGGCATATCACTAACGACAAACCGGATGATTTCATCTTCTCCATCATCCGCGACATGGATAAGGTTGCTATAGATCCGGATCTGTATGCCAGTGCGATTACATTCCAGTTCCCCGTTGAGCTTGCAGACAAGGTAAAAGCTATTGCTGATGCCCTGCCAAAAGTCGCAGGCGGTAAAGTGGCAGATGATGCAGACGAGGCCGAAGAAGACGGCGCTGGTGGACTGGTCAGTACGCGTACCAGCAAGGTAGTGAAGACCACCTTTAGTGAACATCCGGCGCATGTTGAAATACGCGCCAGCATTGAACTGGAAGCTGAAATACTGAAGGCCATTGCTGCCGCCGGGATTGATCTGCAGCAGGTATCACACCCCATCCCACCGAAGTATGCCGCGCTGATCGAAAACCTTCGTGAAGGTCTGAAGAACGGTAAACAAATTGTCTTCATTGATGAAAAAGCCCAGCACCAGAAGCTGCGCCGTATTATCGCCAGTGCACTGCAAATGCCGGAGCAGGAGATAGGCATTATCAATGCGACGACCGTTAGCCAAGCTGGCGGCATCAAGCTGAAGAAGGTGAATAAACCGACTGAACCTACTCCGAATAAAAACGGTGAATACAAAGAAGGGGCATGGGAAACCTACTACAGCAAACTTGCCCAATATGAGGATTATCTCTCAGCTAAAAATGATGCTGGCCTTGAGGGCATGGAAGGTATTGCCGCCGACTATAACGAAGGTCGCACGCGCATCATAATCTGTAACAAGAAGGCTGAAGTAGGTATTAACCTGCACATCGGGACAACCGATATCCACCACCTGACACTACCCTGGACACCAGCCAGTATCGACCAACGAAATGGGCGCGGTGCGCGCGTAGGGTCACCGCAAGAGAAGGTCAATGTTCACTACTATTGTGGCAAAGGCACATTCGATGACTTCCGTCTGGATACGCTGAAACGTAAGAAAGACTGGATCAAGATGGTGATGACCTCCGACATGTCAGAGATCGCCAATGGTGATGCGGATGATGCTGATGAACGCGCCATTATGCTGGCGGCAAACCCGGAAGAACGCCGCGCAATCATGGCTCGCCAGGCGCAAGAGCGTGAAGAACGTCTGAAACTGAAAGCACAGCGCGAGGCCAACAATGCTCTCGATATCTACCTGAAAGCGGCAAACGCCGCCGGAAAAGATATCGGCATGATGGAGACAGAACTGAAAAGCGCGATAGAACAGATAGAGTATTACCAGCGAAATCTTGACGATCTGATAAAAGCGGGTACGAACAGGAATGGGCAAAAATACGCACTTGAGCAGTTGAGTAGCTACAGAAAACGTGCGCGGGTGCTGCGGTTTGCGATCACCAGGGCAAAAGACGCGGATACCATAATGAAACGCTCTCGTGGTGATGTGGAGCGCGCTATTAAGTCTGGTGTGCTGGATATCAGTATCGATGTTATTCAGAACCCACAGGAATATATGCGCACTGACAAGAATATCCTGTTGCATAAAGGTAGTTATTACCGTGCAGCCATTGATGATCGCGAAACAACAGCGATTGTCCGGGTGGAAAAAATTGACGGTGAAAAAGCACAATACCTCTGCCGTATCGCCTGGCTGGATAGAGCAAGTCGTTACGCTCGAGCACCGGGGTCAATCGTTACATTGCCGTTTGACTCTGTGATTGAAGTGGTAACTTTTGAAGAGGGGGTAGCTGAATCGCGCGCAACGGCTGCGCGAGGTGTTCAGTGCCACCAGCTATCAACAATACTTACTCGCGATCAGTTCTATGATGCTATTCGCAATGGGGTAATGAATGTTATTGCTGGTAAACCTGGTAATGCATGGGGCGGTGGGTCAGCTATTAAATACTGGGCATATCGCACAGATGATGGTCAGATCGCGCTGTCATCGGCCTATGATGGCGTGATAGGCCAAAAAATCGGGCGAGCATCGGATATAGCACCTGAGCGATGGATATATCCTGATGGCAACGACGAGGCGCTGAAGCGTGAAGTAGCAAAAATACAAGCCAGTGATAACCCGCTGAATATCGTGGACGGCGAGGGATTCCTCCAGGCATTGTATGGGTATGATTACATCCAGGGAATGCAGGCATGGGGCGCACAGGCAACGATGGATGATGTTGCCCAGGAGTTCGAAAACTGGATGGCTGGGCGTGGTCTGTCAGGTCGTTCGCTTAATAAAGTCACTTCTGAAGATATTCTTAGCTTGTTCCGCAAACCGTCCGGAGAAGGTCTGGAATCATTCTGGAGGACCGTGCTGGCATACCGTTTATTCCAGGGCAGGATGAAAGCCTTTAGCAATATCGATGATATTGAACGGATGTTTAATCAGGTCAAGATCGCGAAAATTAAGGCGAAGATCGAAAAAACACGTTCTGCGCTGGTGGCCTGGCGCGATGCATTGTTTGAGCAATATAAATCACTCAGTGATGCAGATGGATGGGCGGCATTGGAACAGCTGGCGAATAATGGGGTAGATGGAGCTAAACTCGCCATTGTTCAGGCTGATAACCCCCTGGAATCACCGGCAGCACAGTGGATTAAGGTGGGGGCTGTCATCAATGCATTTGATGAAAAACACATTAGTAAGGACGATTTTGCTGATGCTGTTTCTGTTAATCGCCTGGTAGAAATGGCTACCCGCCGCGCCCGTGAGTTGAAAGACGGCGACTATGTGAATGAGTTGCCGGATACGCTCAAATCGGCAACGTGGCAGGACTATGTATCGCTGAAAAACGGCGGGGCCACTGAATCAGAGATCGCGGAAAGGCTTGAGCAGGCTGAAAGCAAAAGAGAAGAGCAGGCGGCAGTGGCTGAAGCCAGAGCTGATGAAGCGGCGAATGATGACTATATCATTGTGGTTAATGATAAGCCGATTCGCGCTAAGGCGCGTGTTCGCGGGCGCTGGTGGAGCGTCAGCGAGGACGTTGGCGCGGTTTATCTCATTGCCGACCAACCAGGTTCCTCGACAATACGGAACGCCAAAGACGCGATTAAGAAGATTGGCGGGCGTTTCTGGAATTTTGAAGCAAACCCGGTTGCTGATGTGAACTTTGACCGTCCTGCATGGATGGTATCTACGCGTTACTCGGTAGATGAACTGCGTAAAATAATCGCCGATGCGGCCTAACAGATAAGGAGCGGCCCCAACTGGGGCCGAATTTGAATGACGACATTAATTGACACTGTAAAACCGACGGAATCCTACCTTGAGGACATTTTGCCGCAGGCGCTCAATGGCAGGAGTGAAGAGGCGTTTCTGGATGCATATCTGAATGGCATGGTGGAAAGGCTGAAACGAGATCCACAGCTTTATCACCTTTATGGGCCGTGGTGGCCTGCGCTTAAAACGTTATTGCTGGAGCGCGGCGACATATCATTTGGACAAGTTGTAGATAGTGATGTGGCAGAGATCTACAAAATGAGTCGCCCGGCGCTTACGGTTTTGGCTGGGCATCTGTATTCGAGCGATCGCCTGGAAAATGACGCGGTATACAATCCTGTTCATGCTCTGGAAGTCGCACCTTATGCCGATGATACAGAGCCATACGTGTACACAAGTTACGACGAGTCTATAGAGAAATATCGAATTATGGGGTAGCCATGCGAAAGAATCGTAGGTTTACGGTCGAAGACCTAAAGGAATATTCCATATCGAAGGGGTATATCCTTGAGTTCCACCGATACAAGAAGGTTTTTACGCTGCGAAAAGCAGAAAACCCTGCGAACTGGAGCTGGATATACTTTCCTCACACCGATGATAAGTTGGTAGAACTTGTTGATGATTTAACCTATGAAGGTTGGTTGATCGCAATCGACAAGACAATCAAAGAATTATCCGAACAGGATAAAATAACCCTTTAAAAATAACAGGTTGGGTAAATGCCATGCGATTTACCCTCCTTGTTGATTAAGGTCACTCTTTACTCTAAAAGCAAATCCGACCTGTTGCATATAGACCATCCTTGAGTAGTATCTCTCTTGTTTTACAAATCTAACGTTGTTGTTATTATTTCGCATATTTACTATCAATGAGTGTGTTAGAAAAATAGCGCAAAAGAGAAGGCGTCGCAGTGAATATTCTGAAACATCCCCACATGCCGCAGCTCTTAGAGAACTGGAGAAAAACCCAGATCTAATCAAAAGGAACCATGAGCATTACGAGCAGGTTCGCGTCCTGGACTGGTTGTATCGCAATATGCGTTATGTGTATGAGCATACTCACGCCACTCCAAACGGTGGCCTGCGAGGCATAAGGACGGCAATAAAAATGGTGGCAGAGGGCCAAAAGAAGGGATACCCCGATCTTTCTATAGACCTTGCTTGTGGGGGATACCACGGAATGCGCATTGAGATGAAACATGGGAGAAATCGCCTGACTCCCGAACAACTCGTCTGGATGACTCGCCTCACTGAAGCCGGTTACTACTGCTTTGAGGCGCGCAGTGCCGCTGAAGCCATAAAAGCTATCACGGAGTATGTTTGTCTTGATTAAACGGAGAAATCGTTTTGCGTTTACTTAACGTGGCAGAACTTATCCCTGCAGGAACTAATGCTATCGCTCGTCGTCGCTCATGGCAGCAGGCTCTATGTATTGAGATCTCGAAACGTATCAATGGAAGTTTTGAAGCTCGCAATATTGTTACTGGCGATAAGGTTCACATAACCCCGGAAAGTGCAAGCGCTGATGATTGGGAGTTTGTACATTGAGCAAAAAATATTATGTGAGTCTGGCGTTCGCTGACGATGCGGGGAGGACGCGGAGTATCACGTTGAGCACACCGGTTAAGGCTGTGACAGCGCCGTTAATCCGTGAAGCTCTCAGAGAGCTGGAATTGGGTGAAAACTCGGCACTGTTGTCGGTTAGTTGGTTAGGGAAAATGTCAGAGAAACAATACGTGGATGGAGTTACCCCAATAACAGTAATGAGGCTACTTTCATTGCTGCAATGGGCCATCGTACCTGTATTTATCGCGTATCTTATTTATCAGGCTGCAACACAGTAATTGCATAAAAACCCGCCAATTAGCGGGTTTTTTGTTTATTGCATCTTCCGATACCGTCATCAAACTAATAAAATATGTTAGAAAACTAATTTAACAAGGTAACGGGAACAGCAATGAGTCAACACACTGATACTTCTAATCTGGAAATTATCTCGACAGCAATTGAAACGCTGCGCACACAAATCGCTCTTATACAGAAACGGAATCCGGGTGATGACCTGTCAAAGCGACTGCACGAGAGTGTCATTGCCACTACAGATAACCTGGTGGCGGAAATCAACAAGCTGCTTGATGATGGGGCAGTTGATTACAATAAGCTGGTGGATCAGTTTGAGGAATACCAACAAGCCGTTAATGATGGCTTGATCCGTTTTTCACAAGTCACAGGCGTATCAGCGACAGTTGAAAGCCTGGGTGATGCAGTTAATCAATTTGCCGCGAATATGCGTAATGAGATCGGCAATCTGGAAGCGCGTCTTGAACAGGCAAATACACTGCGTAAATCTGCCGAAGCCGATTTGAACCGTTACAAAAAAGACTATCCGCCAAGCCTGACAAAGCGGCTGGATGTTGCGGAGAAGGATAACCGCACGCTGAAAAGAGAGCGCCGGGAACTAAAAGAGCGTTTAACCAAGCTCAATCAGCAATGCATTGATTATCAAGGCGAAGGCGTCACACTGCGTAAAAAGTTGGCTACAGCGCAGAGCATTATCGAAACATTAAAGCGAGAGTGCTCACAGCTTGGTCACGATCTGAACCGTGCTTGTGGCATGGGACAAAGACCAGAGACATTTCCACTTATGTATGATGGAAGGGATGCCATTGCCTACATCCATGAGTATCCGCACGGCCTGGTTGCGGAAACTGGGCAGCGTGGCGAAGCACTGCTGACGGCTAATTACCATCAACAAATCAGAACTAATCGCCTGTTAACGATGGATGTGATCCCATCGGTATGGGGAACGCCGCTTTACTATCGCCTGCCGGGCTTCGAAAAGGACTGGAATACCGACATAGACGAATGTCTCGCAGATAAAATTATGGCGTACCTGGAGACGGATTTTCCGCGCTTATATCGCCGGATTATGGACTCTAAGGATGCGCCAATCGATGAATTAAAAATGCGTCCGGAGACGCTGGAGGCAATCAAGCAGACGGAGTTTGATACTGTATTCAGTGTGGCCTGCATTCCAAGCTGTTTCCATGAAAGCATTCCGTTCATGCAAGGAGATCGTCGTCAGGAAATCATTGACGCTTGCCGGGTATGGGCGAACGAATGGGATAAGAAGAATGGGGGTGTAGAAGATCTTTACGGGAAATAATATGTTAGAAAACTAAAATCACAATTCGAATGTATTGATTGTGAAGGTAACTTAACATAGAATTTTCCTTGCTGGTGGGCGGTACCCACGTTTCGCTTGCTGGGCTTGATAGTCACTTATTGGTTATTGTTTGCCCACCAGCATTTAACAAATTAAAGTGTTAGAAAAGTGTAGTAACGCAAGAGCACGCTTTGGCACCGTGCAGGCCAAAGTTCAGCAGGTTTAGTGCGGAAAGTGGTTTCAGAGAGAGCACTTTGCGGAGTAAACGACAATACATGTTGAGCCACGGAAGGTCTTTTTAAGGTGTTCATTGATGATGGTCCGGCAGAGAGTAACGGTACATGCTGCATCTAATCATCAATGCACGTCTTCAACATTAAGGAGGCATAGGGATTTTTGTGGCGGTTACCTTTTGCCCTGAGTCTCCTTAATGTTGCAGTAATGCACCTATGCGGATGTGGCCTTGCATTGTGTCTTGAAAGAATGGGGTAAGGCCGGGGATATCCCCAGGGGGAGGCACCCCCGCTGCAACGAACAGCCACAGACGGCAGTCGAGTGATGGAAACGTGCAAAGACTTTAAACCTCGTTACGGCTGGCGTGGCAAACGCGACAACCGAGACAGAGCGGTGACGGGCGGAGAGAGTGCCGCATCAAGAAAGAAGCCGACTTGTGATCCCTTTCAGCGGGCATTTGAAAGTGAATCCAGCTCAGGCAGTCGGCTTCTTTCTTGTGTGAGATGTAGCGTATTTGCCCATCTTCGGGTGGGCTTTTTTAGGGTTTTCGTCATGGTTAGCGACTTTGCGGCGGTTTAGAACCCGACCATTAAAGTAAATGCAAACGATGATCTGATGATGGTAGCG